CATCCGCGATCGGCAGCTGCCCGCCCTGCGCTACGAGCAAATAGCGCGCGCGCGGATCGTCCTCCTGTACGACCGTCGATTGATCTGCGGTCAGATAGAGATTCGGCCCGTCGTTTGTCCACATGACGCATTGCTCCAGTATCCATGTGCCTTGATAGATCACTAGGTTTGCGTACCGACCTTCGTCCAAACAGGTACCGCCGCTGTTCCCGTATTTACGTACACGATCCCGTTGGTCGTATCGGTCAGCAGCTGGCCTTTGATCGAGCCTCTATAGCTCACATCCACGCCCGGCGTCGTCTCGGCAATCGCGAGTGTCGGCGCCGTGCCGGTTAAGCTGCTCTGCGCGGTCATGAGATTGACCGCCCGTTTCGCTAAGGGATCGCCCGAGAAGGTCAGCAAAATAGTGCCGATGCCACTCGACACGGTGCCAGCGGTCGCGACGATCGCCGATGCTGCGCCATTGCCCAGCGCATCCAGCGCGGTGTTGATTCGTGAGACCAGGGTGGCATCGGTCGCTGTCCAGGTGATCGCGGGCGTCTGGAAGCCGTCGTAGGTCAATTTGAACGTGCCGCCGGTCGGCGTGCCGCCGATCGTTAGGGTCTGGACTTCGTTGGTGCCGGCGGTCGGCGCGCCGGCGTTGAGCAGGATCGCGCCGGTCGCGCCTTCGATGATTGGCATCATTCGTGTACAGAACGCCACAAATAGCATGAAGAGGAATTGAAAGATGAACATGACATGTCTCCAAAGGGCGCATCGCACGCGCCCGTTTATATGCCTGTTACCGTACAGAACCTAGATGCCCGTAACTTTCGCAAACGCAGCCGCGCGGTATATCTCTAAAGCTAGCCTTTCCTCGGCTCGGATGGTCTGTTGATTCTTCGTGAACTGGTCATTAATCCAGCCGACATCGATCCTGAGCCCCATCTTGCGGCTGATGTGCGAATAGAGCTGGAAGTCGCCGACCAGACCGGTATTCTCGGTCTCGGCCGGCGTGACGACCACGGTGATGCCCCACAGCCGCTCGGGGCCGGCCTCAGCGGGCGATCCCCAGATGTAGATCCCATCGGCGGTGCGGAGCAGCCGAATGTCTTGCCAGTCGTTGGGGTGAATCACGCAGCCGGTCGGCTCGGCAAAGCCGGTGAAGCGAACCAGCGTCATGGCCTTGAAGAACGCATCGGGCGTCGGGTCGGCGCCTTTGGCCTGCGTCTGAATGCCGGTTTTGGTCAAGATGCCTTGGAGGTGTGGTGACACGCCCGTGCCGGTCAGCAGCTCGATCTCCTCAGCCAGCTCGACCATGAGTGTCAGCCGGTTGTCGACCACCGCGCGGATCTGCGGCACGTCGTCAAGCTGTTCGTCTGTGACCGGCAGTGTGACCGCGATCTTCTCGACCGTTACGCTGCGTTCCGTGAACACCAGCACGCCCTCGGGTTTGGCTGCGCCCTGCGCGACTGAGGCCGCGTTATTCGTAAATGTTGTTTCCTCCATGAATTTCACAACGCTCACGTCGGTCGTGTCTTGCGGGATGAGATCGGCCACGACGGGCCGGCGCTGCGCACTGAGCACAACCACCGGCCCACGGTTATTCGGCGCTGCGAAACCGGCGGTGGTATCCATGAGCGTCTTGCGCCCGCGTCGCTGCTCGGTTTCGTCGTAGTCGTCAAACGTCACGCCAAACTGACGCTTGCCGACGCCGCGGTACTGCTTGGTGGTCTCATGCTCCGCGAAGCGCTGGCCCAGCGACTTGTACTCGCCGTTGCCCCCGCCGGCATTCCCGGTCGGGCGATCGTCACTTTCTCTGCCGGCGACTTTCGATCGCAGATCCTGCTCGATGATTTCCAGCTCGCGCGCCTGGTCGAACTGCTTGCCAAGGTCGGTCAGCTCTTCGTTCATCGTGCGGATCGCGGCGGCCTTCTCGTCGGTGGTGCCGTCGATCGAGGTGACCTTACTCAGATCCAGATCGGGGCCGGCTTCCTTGAATACCAGACTCAGCCGATCGCGCTTGGCGTTGAGCTCCTGCGCGATCTCGTATTTCTTCTTCATGTCACTCCATTGAGCGTCGCCAGCGTGCGCTGGAAATCCAGCAGCAGCCGGCGGGTATCGGTTGCGGTTTTGGGTTCGGCTGAACTGAGCAGGCCGCGCAGATCGACTGTCAGGGTGTCGAGACTGTCGGCGATGCCGTTCAGCGCGTTATAGTTGGCCGTGCTAAAGGTGCGGCCCTCTTTCAAGCGGCGCTCTTTCAGCTCGACCAGACGCGCGGCCAATTCCGCGATCGCGGCTTCCACCGCTGCTGCGTGCGCCGTCAGCGGCTGCGCTTTCCAGTGCAGCCCCTTCGTGCCATCGGCCGATGTCGCGGGGTTCATGCCCCAGTTCACATCCGACACGTCGTAGAGATCGGCTTCGTAGAGATTGCGGATGCGAATATCAGAATCGCTGGGGCCTTTCTCGAAGTCCCAGCGGGTGGGATCGTAGCTGTAGCTCATCTCAGACAGCGCGCCACTCGACAACGCGGTAAAGATTTCGTTCGCGCGATCGGTCTCCAGATAGGTGCGCTTGATTGCCGTGCCGCCAGTGGTATCGGGCGCGTATTTGAGTACGGCCGGCGGCAGATCGGCGCGTGCGACCTCAAAGAGCTGATCGATCGTCGCGATCGGCGGGTCGTAGCTGTTATGTTGCCATAGGAACACCACGCGCTTGCGACCATCGATCGTGAAGTCGCCAAAGAGGCCAGGATGTGAGCGGTCGCGAGTCGACCAGCCGTCGCCGTCGTCTACGTTGCCATGCACACAGAAGATCCCGGTGACCGTGCGGCCCTCGATCCCCATCGTGAACGCCTTCGATGCTTTGTATTCCATAGCTCAGGTCTCCACTACGGGCGCGAAACTGCGGGTGCAGTTGGGGTGTCCTAACGGGTTCGCCGCGGCCTCTTCAAGTGTCCAGCGCGCGCCATTGGCGGCCGCGCAGATCGGATCATCTTCGCCATCCAGCACATCGACATGGGTGACGCCGCCGACGCGATAGGCCGCGACCGATCCGAGATTGTAGGCCGTGCCGGTCTCGCTTCTCGCGATCGTGAGCGCCCGCGATCGGCTGGCGATCTCGCCTTTGGCGCGAATCTGTTTCGCCAACTCTTCGACGCTCCAACCTTCAGAGGCCTGCCTTGATACCAAGTCCCTGACGTCTTGTTTCGTGGTATCGGCCACGCCTTTGATGTTCTTCGCCAGCGAACCGAGCACCGTCTGAACATAGTCGTTCGCCAGATCGAAGGTCGCATCCACGCCCTGATCGGCCGCGTCCAAAAACGCATCCTCGATCAGCGCCTGATGGAATGCCTTCATGAGCGCCTGCGCCGCCGATCCGTCGTCCAGGCCAGCGGTAGGATCGCGCTTCTTGTGGCCGTTCAGTTTGACGTTCATAGGGCAACAAAAAAGGCCACAGCCCCCGCGAATCGGGAGGTGTGGCCGGCAGCCGCGTAGCGGTGCAAGGCGGTCTATTCGTCTCGGTATAGTGTACCACTTATTGTCAATGAGCGGATGTCGGTCGATTCGCGCAGCGCGCCCCGCTCGCACAACTCCTCTTCGACCATGCGCAGCAAGGTGAGCAGGATGCGGCGAAAGGCGTGGAGGCGCGCGATCGTCACGAGGATACCGCCTCATCTTCAAACACCGTTTTGACTGACTGGCTCTCGGCCGGGCCGATCGGTGTCGGTGCGCCGTATGTCGTCAGGCAGTTGGGGCATGTCCAATTGTCATGCTCGTCAATATAGCAATTGACCGGCGCATCATCGACGCCACAACAATGCTGTAATGCCGTTATCGTTATGCCATTGAGTGCCGCGATCCATTGTTTCATCACGCCACCGCCTGCGCCGCTTTTTCGTATTCGCGCGCGAGATACGATTGCATCGCCTTCTCGATCCGCCGCTCGGTCAGCTGCACACTGCCGCGCGTGCGCGACTTCGCGCCTTTGCCCCGGCTCATCGCCCCCGCTAGCGGCACGGCCGCGCGGCCCGCGAACGTTGTGTCGCCGCCATTCGTCGGACTGTACCCGATCGCACTCCGCGCCTCGTTTTGGCTGATCAGCCCGCCGGCGAAGTTATTGCGCGCGCGGCCTTGCAATGCATCCACATCCTCCTGAAGCGCCGCGACGGTGCTCATATCATACGCGAGCTTCACGTTCTCCTCACGAATATCGCGCTCATCCTCAAACTCGGTCAGTAGACTCCACGTCCAGAAATCGCGCAGCTCCTTAAACATCGGCGACATGGTGGCATCCCAGAAGCCGCGCCATGCTTCGCCTAAGTTCGCGTAGGTCGCGCGGAGTAGGCCCACATAGGCATACACGATTAAGGGCGGCACGCCAAAGACCATGCAGATGCGCGACTCGGCGACGCTTCGCAATGTCTGACTTTGCAATTCATCCAGCTGCGCGCCGGTCTTTTGATACGTCGTGTGGACATCCATCACGCCGATACCGTGCTGGCGCCCGTGGCGAATACCGTAGGCGCTCTGCCACTTGTCGCGGATCTCGTCGCGCTTCTCCTGACTGAGCGGGATGTCGTAGGAGAGCAGCCCCGGCGGCACGCCGCCATTCTCAAAGAACGCGCGCACGTAGTCGGTCTGGGCTGTGTCGCTTTCGGTCGCGCCGAGTGCGGCCACCAAGGGCGGCGGGTCGTACCAGGCCGGCGCGCTCCTGATCAGCAGCTCGTCAAGACTGTAGTCTCTGCGGTTCACGCCGTCGCTGTAGCGGTAGCCGAGCAGCTCACGTCGCCCCTGGCTGTATTTCGGTGTCATCAGGCTCGGGTTCAGCGGGTGCAGTCCGATCAGGAGATTGTTTTTGAACTCTTTTTCGCAATAAAAGCGGCGCGGGTTCGAGACATCCCAGCTGACGATCGCGGCCCGCATGAGATCGCCCTCGGTCATGGAGCTGTTGGGCCGCATAATCAGCGCGCGAAAGGGATGGCCAGGCACTTCTTCGTAGGTGACTTTCCCGGCCGTGCGTACCGCCTGCTGCACCGTGAGACGCGGGTCGCGCGCGGCGGTGGCCTTGATCGCGATACAGGCGTACACCAGCTCGTTCAGTGACATGGTGCTTTGCAACGTGCTGGTGTCGGCGCGTGGCGCATGCATCCGCCCGTAGTTGAGTACCTCGGTCGTAAAGCCGCCGGGATCGAGGCTGATTGACAGCGCCTTCTCACCGCCGGCCTGATTGCGCGCGCGGATCGCCTGAGTCGTTTTGCGAAAGTCGAGATCGCTCATATGCCTGCTTCTCCGCCCAATTGCAATTCGGTTAACAGCCACACATAGGCATCCAGCCGGTTCGGACTCGACATACCTGGCACCCAGCTACACAGCTCATTTTCGAGCAGCGCGAATGTGCCGACGTGATGAATCATATGCTGCTGGGAGAGCATCGCGATCGGCTCGGCACGCGTGTACTTGCCCCGGCTGGCGCTGATCAGCTTGACCGGCGGCGCGCCGGGAATAGTGCTGATGGTCACTGCCACCATCTGCCCGCCATTGTTGCTCTCTGCCACCAAGGTATCGGCGCTGTACTTGTGATAGGCCGTGACGCCCGCGTGCGCCCACTTCGACGGGTGCGCCTGCACGCTATCATCAGACAGCACGAAGGCGTGGATCTGCGGCGCGCCCTGACAATTGCACCAACCCGATCCGCCCGTAAGAATCCCGGCCTCGTCGCCGCCCTCCGTCGCGCTCGGGTCGATCGCGGTCACGACGCGAAACAGATCCGGCGCCTTCGTCACCCGATCGGCCTCGATCTGTGGCCGCTTCCACAGCGCATTGGCGGTATCCTCAATGTCCTCAGCGTCTAATTCTTGCCGGCCCTGCTCAGTCCCCCGGTACGGCTTGATCACCTGGTCGATATAGACCGGCGCCAGATTGGCGATATTGTCATCGGTGCGGCCATACACCACGATCGTGTTGGGCCTGGCTTTGATTTCTTTCAGGAAGGGATAGGGCTTTGGCGTGGTCGACACCACCACCTTCGGATCGCCCTTGCGCATGGTGTACATGAGCATGTCCCATGTCTGTTTGAGATAGCGCCACTTGGCGATCTCGTCGCACCAGGCAAAATAGATGTTTGGCCCGCGCAGGCTCTCGGGATCTTCGGCGCTGTAGATCTTCCCTCTCGCGCCGCTGGGAAAGGTCAGCTCACCCATGCTGCGATTGAACTGCACATCCGGGTGCAAGGTTTTGATACCGGTCTCGCCTTCAACGCAGTAGTCACGCCCATCGCCAAAGCTCTCCGCGACGATCGCGATCCGCTTCGCATGCCGGCTCATCGCGAACGTGTATTCAGCGGCGGCGTGCGTCTTGCCCCAGCCGCGCCCGGCCTGGATATACCAGCAGAACCAGTCACCCGGCGGCGGCAGCTGCTCAGGCCGGGCGATCGTCTCCCAGCGCGTCGTCTGAGTCCGCGAGTCCTTCGAGAAGTCGAATGGTTTTATCGACAGAGAGCCCGTGAAGCGTTGCAGCTTCCGCGGCGGACTGCTTGAGTAGCCACTCGGCATTCGCAAAGACTTTCTGCTGCATAATAAGCGTTGTCAGCGTTACTTCAAGATACTCTAACAGCATCGCCCCGATCCGCTCGCGTGATTCCGTTGCAATGATTGCAACGGAACTGCCGTGTTGCTGGCGCGACTTCCACGACCTGAGCGTGCCGACCGGGATATTGTACAGGCGCGCCACATCGGCGGGCGCTTGCCCGGCCAGCAGGGCGGCCAGCGCTTGCGCCTTCACCTGGTCGGAGTATTCGGCCACACTAGCCACCACGCCGGAT